AGTTCTGGCAAGATAACTTCAATTATGCATAGTTGGCAAAAAGCAGGTTATCGTAAAAAAGCTATTTGTGAAAAATGCGGATTCAAAGCTAAACATCCTGCTCAATTAGATGTATATCATGTTGATGGTGATCTATCAAATGCTAATTGGAATAACTTAAAAACTATTTGTGCAAATTGTTCTAGAGTAAAATCTAGAGAAGAAGTAGGGTGGGCACAAGGTGATTTAAAACCTGATTAATGCTTTTTAAATATAGTACCAGATGTAAGTTCAGCTACTCTATCTTGTAGCTCTGGTAAAGGGCAATCATTGTCTATTGTCCAGTCAACTTTGCAACCTAACCAGTCCCATTCAGATCTATGTATACCAATTTCTTCTAAAGACTGTAAAGCAAAGATATCGCCTGAGCAGGCTTCAATAGCTGTTTCGTGCCAGTGTGGTTCTGGACCACGTTTAATTCTAATAATTTTACCACCTAGAGATTTAATTAAATTTACTTCATTTCTAAATCTGCAATCTGTAATAACTGTGGGTTTTTGTCCTGATGCTACATATCTTTGTTCCATGCTATGCAACCATATGTTAGGATTAAAGCCTTCTCTAAACACTTCAGTACCAATGTATTGTAGTGCCATACGTGGGCTGAACTTTTTATTACCTAGTTTTGATCCCCACCATGCATCTGGCATTTCTCTGAATGTTCTACTTTGATCAGATCCACCCTCAAGCATATTTCGTGGCCATCCAAATATTGCTGAACACACATCTTTAAGTGGTCCTGCAAAACTGTCAGAACGAAAGCCTTGCTCTATAAAATAGTTAGCGACAGTATTCTTACCACTGCCCATAAATCCTACTAATCCAATAATCATAATATTATGCTACTACAGTTAGGAAATTTTGTCAACTTTTTTTTACCAATTTATCCAATTACGAATGTAAGTGGATCTTCGCCGGTACCGTAAGTTTCAATTTCTCTTTCTAGTTTTTCAATGGCCTGCATTGCTTCTTGTTTTAGTGTATCGCCATTTAATGATACTCCACCTTGAGCACCAGGTAAACTTGCAAATTTGCTATATGCTTGTCCTAACATCATTTTAGCCTGTGCTAACGCATAATCACGTAACCAAGGTTTTGCGTATCTATCGCCAAGCAATGATTCTTCTGGTCTATTCATAAAGCATTGTAATAATACGTTTTCATCTCTTCTTGGTCTACGCATTATTTGTAATTTTCTTGAATGTTGGTGATATTTAAAATTAATATATCCGCCAAATAATCTTCTTACCATTTCACTAAACTGATTAAATGCGTCCCATGTCATTAGTCCACCAATTCTACCAGCTTGTAAAAAGTATAGGTTTGTATATGCTAATTCAAACGGATCAATATCAACGCCACCTGAAGTTGTTCCAGCAACACCTCTTCTAAAAATTTCTCTAACTTCTATTACTTCTTCTGGAAGTGTGTATTCGCCAACATCTGTTTTAATTTCTAAAAAAATATATGACTCTTCAGTTGATTGAGAACTCTTTTGTCTATATTTGTCTAATGATAAGTCAATTGCTTGATTGTAGTGCTTTGGATCAAGCTCTACATCAACCATACCTTCACCTAGTATGTTACGAATTTCTTCGGTTATTTTTGCTCTGTTTGATTGAGTGTTTGCCATATTAATATCCTATATACAAGTATTTATTTCTTTCTCTGGTGTAGTATGTCTCTTTCGATTGTAGTAAATGCACCATAATGACTACATTGTTTTACACATTTGTTAATATACAGCTCGTTATCAGGATCTCGCCAACTTTCTGCTAGTAAACGACCATAATATTCGCCACCTAAAATTTCTTCCCATGAATGCGTTCTAATGTTATTCCACCCCAAACCAAATTTTGTTGTTAATGATCTTAGTATTGATTGATCCTTAATTGCTTGTTTAGAATCACCAGGTGTACGAAGTATTTGATGAAACCAACAGCAGGGCCATACTGTACCATCATAACCTAAGAATGCTCGGCTTGAATGTATTAATCTACATTTAATTGTTTTTGCTAATTTGTTTTCTTTTACAGTTTTTTTATTATCAAAAACTTTTTTATCTAATAATTTTGCGTGTTTATCTACTTGTGAATGTTTATATTTTTTATCTTCTGGTGCATTAATTTCAATTACTTTAGTCTCAATTTTACCGTTAACCTTTTGTTTTATTTTAGAAACCCAAGGTTCTTTATTTCTTGTTGATTTTCTAACTGCAAAAGTAATAGGAATACTTTCAGCTTCTTGCCTTGCTAATTCAACTTCATGTTTGTTGTGTTCAAAAACAAGATACTGCCATGTACCACGTCCACCAGCATCCATATATGCTCTCATATTGTTTATTGCTTTGTCAAAGTTTACATTTACTCTATAAAAATGATTTGTTTCTCTGTGACCATCTAAGTTCCAATATACTTTTAATCTCTGTATACCATTTACTTTTTTACATTTACTACCTAACTTGGCCCACCAATCTGTTGTTTGAATTCCGCCATTTGTTTGTATATGAACTCTTCTTGCTCCTGACTCAATTAAGTAATCAACAATTTTATCTAAATCTTTGTGCATTACAGGATCACCATACACACCACTGAATAACATATCTTTACCTTTAATTACATGAGGAGGTACACCTTTAACAAAATCTTCATACGGAAAATCTTGTACATGAATGTCCGGAGTCGTTTCGCCATCAACTGTTCTCGAACAGCCTGGACATCTTGCATTACACTTTGAAGTAATTTCAAGTTCTAGTTCTTCCATTCTATCTAATAAACTAAACATTAACTAAATCCTCAAATCTGTAACACATATCTTTTGCTGAATATTTTCTTGCTTTATCATAATAATTTATGAGATGCATAGTGTTTTTAATACTGACACCTTTTAAATTTACATCAGATTTTAATATATTTTTTATGCCTAATAAGTTTGTGTGATTCATTGGTGTTGACATATAAGGCAAATTACTTATATCTTCTAGTTTTTCTAATACTTCAAATCTAATTTTTTCTGGCACTAGTCCCCAATGTAATGGCAATGGTTTATTAACTAATATAGGATGCCACATAGTAAAACCAACATCAGACCCATACTGCAATATATCGGGCAGTTGTACTAAATTTAAGAACTGTACAGCGGGGTTTAGCTCGGTACGTATGTTATTGTACCCTTTTTGTTTATATGCTTCTATAAAGGTCTCATAGTTGTAAGATATCTTTGACCATTTAGCAGGCCAACGTATATAATCAAATGTTGTTCCTAATCCATCTACAGAAGCATGAACATCAAAAACTTTAAATCTTGACATCATGTCTACTAACTTTGTTATATCAGTTGTTCCATTTGTAACTAATACTATTGTAATATTTTTAGCATAAGATGTTTTTGATAACTTATCTAAAAATTTAATTGCACCTGGCAATAGTAAAGGTTCGCCACCTGTCATTTTTATTCTTCTTAACGATGATGCAAAGGTTAACATTTCTTCAATGTGTTGTTCTTTAAAGTCTGTAAAACTTCCTGTAGCCTCCATAAACTCTTTTACGTTCTCTGGGTAAGGATTTCTTATTTCTTCTTTCAAATGTAATGATGACGAATGACTATTACACATAATACAAGCCAAGTTACATTTGTTACCAAACTTAATATCTAAAGATACAATTCTTTTTGCACCTCTTCTTTTTATTTCACTCATTAACCTAGGATTATTTTTAGCAAGATTTGTAATTGCATTTACCCTTTTACTCATAGTATATGCGCCGCGATCTTCATAGTCTGTACATCTCTTGCATAATGGTTGATGTTGGTCTTTGAGCATCATCTGTCTTGCTTCATTTAACTTTTTATCATGTACCCAACCTTGTAAAAGACTGCCATATTCTTTTGTGATATCATCAGTTAGTCCATCAGAATAACAACATAACTTTGTCATTCCTTGTGCCGTGTTTGCTATTTCTGTGAATGGTAGTGGGCAGAAATTTTTGCCGTAGTCTTTCACTAGTTGATCGTAGTCAGTCTTTTTCATACTAATATTTAACCGTACTGTTTTATGGCTTTTAGTAGTATGATATTCTTATGAAACTTAGGTATAGGCTCGTATTTTTTACCAGGAAGTGCATCAATAATATTCAACATTTGACGCCAACCATGCTTCTCTGATATTTCTTTTAGTGTGGTTTGTGGATCCGCTAACGTCTTCATTGCTGAACGTTCTGTGTCCCAATTTGATATTTGATTACCATTAACTTTTATTCCATGTAAGTTATCGCAGTAAAATACCATTAATTTTCTAGTTGTGGCATTTATGGCTACTAGCACCTTAGATTCTAAAATTTCCACCGGATTTATGCTTTTAACACCCCAGGATTTATGCTCTGACATATAACGTAACTTTTTAACAATCTTTTCTGGTGTAGGTGGTTTTACCTTTCTAGGTTTACGATTTGCTTTACAAAAGGTTTCCCACTTCTCAGCATCAGTAATTACTCTATCCCAAAACGTAATAAACTTTTTTAAGTCTGGTTTTGAATAATTTCCAAATGCTTCTGCATGATCCTGTTGTTCTTGATTTCTATCTTTTTCTGCTATGCTAACTGATTCTAGTGCTATTTGCATTTCTTTCCTTCGGAGCTCTGCATCAGCAATAAACATCTTCATATAATTTCCGCCTATCTTTTTATCTCTATAAAATTTGTAAGCATCAAATTTGCCTAGTGGTTTACCCAAAGCCCACATTGCCT